GCATCAGAAACAGCCCCCAAATCCTTGCCTGTACCGGCGCTGATGTCGAGCGCCAACCCCAGCAAATCCTGGGCCTGGGCTACATCGCCTGTGCCGCGCACCAGGCTGTCAAGCGCTGGGCGTAGTTGGTCATCAGCGACAGCGGCAGCAATGCTGGTTTTGGTAATAAAATCCTCGACGGATTGCACCTGCTTATCGCTGGCCCCCGTCACATTTTGCAGGGTTGTCGCCAGTTTTTGGGCTGCTGCGTCATCCTCAGCAAACGCCTTGACGGCATCAACAGCGGCAAACCCCAATGCGGCGATTGACGCTGCGGCAGGAACAGCCGCCTTTTTGATAGCAAACTGCGCCTTTTCGCCTGCTGTTTCTAGTTTCTTGAAATCAGCAATGGCACGGTTCAAACCGGCAGGGTTCCATTCACTGACAATGGGTAGGGAAATAGCCATTAGCGCCTAACAATTCTGCCGGTGGTGGCATCAGAGACCTGCTCGACGACGACAGCGAGCCGCGACATCGCAAACGGTATGTTGCGCTCGCCAGCGAACCAAATGAACCGTGACGGGCCGCGCCCCAGTTTCGATGTCAGGAAATCGGGAAAAGCGGGGCGGGCCAGTTTCGGGTTTCGGTTGCGGGTGCTGTTCGGCCCTCGACCCGCCATGTCAGTGATTGCCAGGGCAGCCGTTTTAGTTAGTACCTTGACAACGCCTAATGATTCCCATTCAGCGCCCTGTTGCAGGTTGCGGCGGCGAGCCTTGCGGGTGTCAATCTTTGCTACCACAGCCTTTTGCTGGCTGGTTTTTGACCATGAGGTGCGCCCATTGTGTTTCATCCCCGACAGCGGGGCGCTCGACGGTATGGCATCCTGAATCGGGGCCACCATCGTTTCACGCACAATGCCCAGCAATTCCTTGCTGATTTCTTTGCGTAACGCTGGGGACACTTTCTGCAGTTCCCTAAGCGCCTCTTTCAGCCCGTAGTAATCGACTGCTGCTGTTGCTGTCACTGCGGGCCCTTTCTGTCACGGTTTATGGATTCAATGACTGTCGCCAAATCGGCTAAATCAAATTCTATGTTTGGGGGCCACCAGCCTGTTGCCGCTAGCACATCGGCTAACTGCTTTCGGTAGCCCCCACGGTAGGGGTTGCAGGCTCACCCTCAACCACCTCAAGGGTCACCAGCCGTTTGATGAAATCATCAAACATGGCGGGCACTGTCACCCCAGCCAATTTGCTTGATTCGTAGGCCATAAAAGCCAAATCTTCCATGCCAATACCGACTGACTGAATGTCGCTGGCCCGCCTTTTGAATTTGCGTTCCCAGGTAACAATCACATACAGGTTGGTTTGGCACAGGTATTCGCCCTGTCCCTGGTCTACTTTCAATGTCAGTTGCATAGGGGTTCCATTCTGCTAGTGGCTGACGGCTCAGGTGATGTCGCGGGCGGCAGTTCCACCCTTGAAAACAGCCTCTACAACGCTGAGTTCACCAACGCTGCTGTTGATGGGCGTAATCTTTTCGAGGTAGCAACCCGTGATGGTGTATTCAGGGTTACTGGCGCTCTCGGTGGTGCCGCTGGGCGAAATGACCAGGGTGCTAGTGGTTCCCCAGGCACTGTAAAGAATGGCCTCGATTTCGCCAGCCCCATAACTGTTGAAAAGGGTGAGGGTCACCTCATTGTTCTGCAGGCCGTTGGTGAACACTCGGGCCGTGCCACCAAAAGCAGTGGTTTCTAATGCCTCAGAGGTGAGCGAAACCTCACACTTGCTGCAGTTATCGGACAGGTCGGTGGTGGTAGCGCCAACTGTCAGGTTGATAGTTGCGTTACCCAAAAAGGTGGTGGTTGCCATTGGTGTTGTCTTTCTGTGTTAGGCCCTGCGGGCGCTCATTCTTACTGTAAGGTCATAGGCCGGTATTTCTTGGGAACCGATGACAGCGACAGTCGGCCTGCCTGCCGTTATCACAATGCCTGAATTCATGATGGTGTCCACCGTGGTTAGCAGGTAATCGGTTGCATCCTGGTTCCCTGGCGGCGCTGCCAACACTCTGATGACATAGGTGAGGTCACCAATGTTGTAATTGAACGCATCAAACGAGGGCGGCTCGACAAACACTGTGAGTGGGCGAGCGTTCCGCGCATCCTGTACCGGCACTAGCCCCAATGCGCTAATGGCATTGACTAGCGTTGTGGTGGATTCAACGAAAATGCCGGTGGCTGGCATGGTCAGGCCACCTGACTGCGTTTCACGCCTAGCAGTTGGTGGATTCGGCCTAGGCTCATGGTTGGTGCGTTCACAGCCATGTCACTGAACGATTGGAACGAATCAATGCTGCCACGTTCCCTGTAAATCGAAGCGCAATACAATACGCAACCCATTTTCACTGCGTCATCAGGTGCGCTACCCAATGCGTCATGGTATCCGGCCTGCTGTCTGCGTTTGAACGCCCACTGGTTACCGGCACTGACGCACTGCGTCAGAAATGCTGTGTCATTGGCTGTGGCGCTTGAGATTCCTAGGAACACCTGCACATCAGCGCTGGTCACCCAGGTGCAGGTTTGTGACCAGGTGAGCGTTCCGAACGGGTCAGCCTGACTGCGTTCTAAATCATCGCCAGCATCAAAAAACGCTAACTGGTTGAGGATGGTTACGTCAGTGTCGTAGTAGGGGTCACCCTGGTCATCGACACCCAGCAGGTAGTTGGTGGGGACAGCGTAAACAGTATGCGTACCGTTCAGGTTGTAGCCCAACCCTGCCAGGGTGATGGATTGCCCCACCCCAATGTCAGTGGTTTCAAGGGTCTGCACCACAGCGAAACCATCCACCCGTTGGTGGTGCGTCACCGTGAATGTTGCCATGATGCAGACCCTTTAGCCGTCAACGATTGTCAGGCTCGACCGACGAACTTCGTAGCGTCAATCATGAGGCTCGAGAAATAGCCCCTGAACGCCACGATTTTCGCGAGTGAACCGTCGGTTGCGTCCACGCTGAGCGCACCGCGTTGCTGTTCCCAACACTCGAAACCATCGGAACGGCCCACATACAGGTTTTTGCCGCCGGCCTTGGTGAGGTTGCGGTCAACGACTACCTGCAAACCAAAAGCGTTGCCGTTGAAATTCTGAACATCGGTCACGCCAATGGCATTCATGGGGCCCACGTTCGGGAACAGCGGGCGGCCCGTGGTGTCGGTGAGCGCACCCAAGCTCGCAAAGTAGGCGGGCGACATGATAAGCACGTTCGGCAGGTTGCCGTTGCTGTTGCTCAAAATCTGCTCAGCGCTGTTGTAGATGAAAGACACCCAATCGGCGGGGTCGCTTCCATCGGTCAGCGTTTCGGTTTGCGACACGCCATTTTCAAACGTGGTGCAGGCCGCGGCATCGGTCTGATTTGCGTACACGCGCGCCATGTCGTCGAGCAGGGCACCCAACACTTCGGGGCTGGTCATGTCGATGCTCTCTTCGGACAGCTTCACGTAGCCGCCATACAGGGCGCGGGTGACCTGAATGTCATCGACAACGAACGTGCCCTGGTCGAGCGCGGCGTTTTCACCGTTGCTGGCCCCAATGGTGGTGTGGGTCACGACCTTGGGTCGAATCCAAACCTTGCCGGCCTGCGGCATCGAACGAACGCCCATTGCCGTGACAAGCGGACGATAGTTGGGGACAAACGAATTGTAGATGGGTGCCACAATCGGAATGGGCAGGATGCCTGGCAGGTCGGTGGTTTCCACGTTCGGTGCGGCAGCCTTGATTCGCGCGTTGAATTCGGCGAATTCGGAACCGCCGGCAAGAAACTTCACCATGTATTCGGCGGCGCTGGGAAGCTTGAATTCGCGCTTGGCTTGCGCCATGAGCGGTGCGGTGGGCACAGCCTCTTCAATTTCGGGGGTGGTCATTTCGGTTTTCTCCTCTTCGGGAATGTCTGTGGTTTGCGCCTCTTCGGTTTCTTCATCCGGCTGTGAGGCAGCAACCGAATAGACCTGTGCGGCCTGGTAGGCGGGAACAGTCACTAAAGACAGTTCTAACATGGTGGCGTTACTGACCACCATTGTGCCGTCAGGCTCGCTGGTAAATTTCACGGGTACAGCGCCGACACTCACGCTGTCAAGCGCACCCATTTGCAACAGTGCTAGCGCATC